CTACAGATCATACTTCCAATAAATCCCCGTCGTATCCTCCTGAATCTCCACGCGCCTGATGAGCATCATGGCTATCTCGTGCTTTTGCGGTATGGTCATGCCGGGCCAAAGGTTGATTATATCATGGAACTGCTTTATGTCGCCCTGCTGCTTGGTGGCGTTCTTATGCTGCTGAAGTTCGGCGGTCAATATGTCGCGCTGCTTTTGCAGCTCGCTTATCCTGCCGTTTATGTACTTCATGGTCAACTCCGTGCCGTCGGCAAGGGCGGTTATGAGGTTGGCTATCTGGTCATCCAGCTTTGCAATGGCGATTTTATAGTTGTGCGCCTTGTTGTCCTCCTCTTTGCGCTTCTGAACCACCAGCTCCTGATGCCGCGCTACATGGGCGAATATCTCCCGCTCAACTGCTTCCTCTATTTCATGCATGCCGATTGACGGCGAATCGCTGCACAGCCCGGTGTTCATTGCGCCTGAGCATCTGAACGTAGCCGTGTCCTTATACGTCATGACCTTCATAGCCTTGCCGCAGCAGCCGCACTTCAGCAGCCCTGTTAGCCAAGAATGCTTGCCGCGGCCGGTGTTGTTTATCTGCGTATTGTCGGCAAGCTTGTACTGGCAGGCGAGAAACGTCTTTGCGTCAATAATGCCTTCGTGCAGGCCTATGGACAGCGTTAGCCCCGAAAGCTGAGCAAACTTATTCTTCGCCCTGTCCCATTGACCGTATGTTACGCAGCCGTATTGCCCGCGGAAGTCGTCTATATCGTTGGTTATCTCCATGCCCTTGGCGCGGTAGTACTTGTATACCTCGGCATCGGCCTTGACGTAGATCGGGTTGCACAGCAGCTTACTCAGCTTGCAGGAGTCCCATGCTGCGCCGTTTGCGGACTTTATGCCCTGCTGGTTGAGCGTGCGGGCAAGGTAGCCTAACGATGTGGACGTATAGGCATACTGCTCGAATATCTTTTTGACCATTAGCGAATACGCCTTGTCCGGTTTGAGTGTGCTTACGGCTTTGCCATGCACCATCACCTTTGTTTTTGCGTATCCGTATGGGGCTTTGGCGTCGTATGCCCCGTGGGCGGAGCGCATGCGGAAGTTATCCTGCACGCGCACCTGAATGGTTTCGCGCTCAAGCTGCGCAAACACCATTATTATATTGAGCATGGCTTTGCCTATGGGCGTTGACGTATCGAACTTCTCCCTTGTGGATGAGAACTCAACGTTGTGCTTGCTCAATGCGTCCATAAGCTCGCCGAAGTCGAGCGTGGAGCGGCTGAGTCTGTCAAGCTTATAGACTATTATCTTGCTGATAACGCCGTTCTCCACGTCCTGCATCATCGCCTTGAACTGCGGGCGGTTCGTATTCTTGCCGCTGTAGCCTCTGTCTACATATTCTTTATATGGCTCGTCCCCTATCTCCTTCTTACATAGTTCTATCTGTGTTTCGATTGATATGCTGTCCTTTTTATCCAAGGACTGCCTGGCGTATATTGCTATCACCTATTATCGTTCTCCTTTTGTGCGCCTTATGACGCGCTCGGTAGGCACGGCCAATATCTCGTTAGTCGCAAGCGCCGCCGGCATGCTGCTAAGATATGTGCTTGCCATCTCGGCCAGCCCTATAAGGTCTTCGTTGGTGGTTGTGGTGGGATATATGTTCTTAACGTGCATTTAACTCGCTCCTGTTCATTGATTATGTTTGATGATATGTATAAAGACTGATAGATATGCTAATAACTTAGCTGATTCGTTGCTTATTCCGTGAAACCTCTTGTATTTAATTATGATGTTCATTTTGCCTTCTTTAATATGAAATGATGATTTAGATTTGCAGGTCAACGGATCTGTCGGGCTTCGCCCTGTGTTCCGTCATCCGCTAACCGTAGCCTTGTTTTTGATTATATGCTCGCATATGCCCGCGTCCTCCTTCGTTCGTTTGTCAATGCCGATTATAGCACAAAAGAACCCGCTTGTATCAAAATACGGTCATGTTGCAAATTTCAAATAAAAAAGGGGCGGTAAACCATTGAAAACATATCGCACATTTCTTGAAATGACGCATTCGTGTTATTTAGTGCAAATATGCAACAAAAGTCCATTGATTTTTACGCGAATATTCGTTATACTGTACTTAGTACCTTTAAGGAGGTCTGATTATGTACAGGAAAATTATGATTTTTTTGGAAGCTTGGAAAAATAGCGTTCACCGCAAGCCCCTTATTTTACAAGGTGCAAGACAGGTTGGAAAGACCTATTCCATTCTGGAGTTCGGGCGCACTCACTATGAAAATGTGGCATACTTTAACTTTGAAACCAACCCAAAGCTGAACGAAACCTTTGAGGAAAACATCAGCCCCGATTATCTGATACCGATTTTGTCCCATATTGCAGGCCAGACTATCGTAAAGGAAAAAACGCTGATTGTATTCGATGAGGTGCAGCTCTGCGAAAGGGCGTTGACTTCGCTTAAATACTTCTGCGAGGACGCTCCAGATTACCACATCATTGTTGCAGGCAGCTTGCTCGGCGTTGCGGTCAACAGAGCAAAATTCTCTTTCCCCGTAGGAAAGGTCGATATGAAAACGCTTTATCCTATGGATATGGAGGAATTTATGTTGGCGCTCGGTGAGAACGACTTGGTAGAGCAGATTAAAAAGTGCTTCCAAACCGATACGCCGTTGCCGTCTGCTTTGCACGATGCCGCAATGCAGCTTTACCGTCAGTATCTTGTGGTCGGCGGCATGCCGGAGTGCGTGATGCATTTTGCTGAAACAAAAGATTATATCCTCGTCCGTCATACGCAGGATACGATACTTGCAAGCTATCTCAATGATATGGGCAAGTATAATACGCCGAATAAAATCAAGAAAATCATGCTTGTTTATGATAGTATTACAGTTCAGCTTTCAAAGAAAAATACCCGTTTCCAATATAAGCTGATTAAGAAAGGCGGACGGGCTTCCGAATTTGAAAATGCGATTGAATGGCTTTGCTTGTCTGGTATCGTGTCACAGGTCTACAAGGTCGAGCAAGTCAAAAAGCCGCTTGAAAACTACCGTGATATTGATGCGTTCAAGATTTATGTGTCCGATTTAGGATTGCTTTGCGCAAAGAAAGATTTAGCCGCCAATGACATCCTCTATATGGTCGAGGAAATCAACGATTTCAAGGGCGGTATGGCGGAGAACTATGTCAATGTGCAGCTCTCCATTAACGGCTACCACACCTACTATTGGGAGTCCGAGCGTGGGGCTGAAATTGATTTTATCATTCAGCGTGACGGTCAGCTCATTCCCATTGAGGTCAAGTCTGCCGACAACACCAGAGCCAAGAGCTTAAAAGTCTATATGGACACCTACAAGCCCGCTTATGCTATCAAGCTCTCTGCAAAAAACTTCGGCCTTGAGGGCAATAAAAAAATCGTTCCTCTCTATGCCGCATTTTGTATTTGAGGTCACTTTTCACAATCGTTTTACAAATATTCAAAATCAAGCTGGACTTTTCCCAGCTTGATATTTATATAGTAGCCATACAAAAAAATCAGTTGTGAAAGTTTCACAACTTTTCCAGCAACTCAATATCCAAACCTGAAAGAATCCATTGCACCGCAGGACATCAGGTAGCGGCGAATCTCCTTCACGGCTGCCTTGTGATGAACGAACGGCGTGCCGTCAAGCCCTGTAAGCTTGCTTGATATAGGCACAAACATAATGCTGATGGGCGTTACGCGGTTCACGCCGGCGATGCAGTTCACATCGCTTCCGTGCTCCACGCAGTAGACCACCATGTCCATTTGCTCATGGAAAGTTGAGATGTGCAGTGCGGTAACGCCGTTTTTGCCGCGGTAATGCATAAACTCGCGAATGGCTGCCGTAACAGCCTGATTGCCGTTCTGACGCTGCTCAAGCTGCTGAAGCTTGCGCAGGCTTTCGAACAGGCTGCGGTTGTGGTCAAGCTGCAGGTCTATCTTGGCCTTTGTGATGTATATGCGGTAATCATCATAGCCGCTCATGATTGCCGCAACCAGCATTTCGTTTGCCTTGCTGTATTGGCCTATGGAAACGGCGTACTCAGCGGAGGCGATTATGTTCTCTATTTCCGTTTTTGCCGTTATCTGAATGCCGCCGATGTTAATGTTGGTCTTCATCTGCTCGGACGCAATTACGTTCTTCGCGCCGCAGTACTGGCAAAAAATGTAGGCACGGTTGGCCTCTACGTTCAGCATCGCTCCGCAGCTTTGACAATATAGGACTCTCGCTTCGCTCATACTTGCCCCTTCAACTACTGTTTTTATTACCGGAATTTTAGCACAAAAGGCCTTTATTCGCAACCGTGCTGCATAGAGTATAAGCAGATCAGTTGGGACAAAGTCCCAACTGATTTTATATTTACTCAGTATGTTTACGAAAGTTGGGACTTTGTCCCAACTTTTATTGAACGATGGCGGATCAAGTGTGACATTGTCACACTTGATTTTATATCTGCCCAGTATGCTTGATTTTGCCAGTTGTGACAATGTCACAACTGCCACTTTCGCCTGCTGCATTTCAACTTGGTTATATCATAACTTCACCGTTATCTTTGCACCTTTTACCATTGGCCAACCCATCATCAGTACAAGACTTGACAGGAGTATTCCAAGCACCAGACAACGCACTCCAGCATTATAATCTTCATACCAGTGTGCACGATTATTGACAGCCTCTATGACAGAAGGCGTTATCTGACTATACTCTGACATAAGCTCACTCTTAACTATTGCCATTTTGACTATGCCCACGACTATCAGACTCAAGCAGAGCGTCAAGACAATAGCGAATATTATTTTGTTCTTATCCGCCGCCTTCTTCGAGGCTACCTGCGCTTCATGGATTATCTTCTTAGTTCTCTCAATCCGCGCCAAAATGATTTCCGGTTTGTGTATGCGCAGCCACTCGTTTGCATCCGCACCATACGATCTGTTGTAATGCAAAAAGCAATTATAAGTATGCCGATTGAACGAACCCCATGCATCCATGAGCTTACAGCCGTTTTCCAGCATACATTGCGCGGCCAAGGCATCGAAGTAAGCTCCCCTCGCGCTGTTGTTTTCCTCGAAGAATCCTTCCAGTCCTTCTGGTATGAAGTCACGCTTGCCGGTTTCCCACAGACTGCGAATGTCATGCTGCAACATACGCTCCACTTCCGGATTGGTGGGCCAGAACACGCCCTCGTCATCCATACGATTGGCGTTGCGGTATATGTTGGCGTTCGTCTTGATGCTGTCCGCCGCAAAGTACGCGCCGCTTGCCAATAAAGTTGCTAATGCTCCTGCTATCATAATGCCCCCTCCTAACTTAACCAGATTTCACGCTTGATTGCATTCTGAACGGCTTCTTGCTGCTCTGTTCTGGGCGCAAATTCGCTTGTTATCGGGCGAAATGTCTCCACATCAAACAGAACACAGTCCCACGTTTCCACTTGGTATTTCACCTTTGGCGGGCGCACCAGCACATAGTACGGTTTGAACGGGCCATTGCCGAACATATCCGTGGCCAGCATCATCGCTCTGTTTATTACCCGCATGAGCGCTTTGTCCTCCCCGAAATACTTCAGCATCTCCGGATCGAAGTAGTGCCCGTCCGGGTTGTGACGATAATACTCAGCTATAAACGACTCTAATGAATCAAACGGCACATCCGTCATAGAATTTCCTCCAACAGGCTTACGGCCTCATTCAGTGAGCTTATGCCATCATCTATATTAGATACAGCATCCTCCATGGTGTTCACAGCCGTTTCCATATTCTCATATATTTCCGTTCCCTGTAGGTTCTCAGGGTAGTTGCACATAGAATCTTCTTCTTCGTCCTTAACTTGATTTACTATATCCAGCGCTGTTTCTATAATCTCAATAGCCCTGCGCAATTCTTTCCTACGTTTGTTATTCATAGCCGTTTCCTCCCTTATATTCCATTGTGCATATACATTTAGTTTGCTTTACCATATTACGCGGAATATATCAACCACTTTTCCAAAATTGTTTTCTTGCGCCACACACCGCGCTTATCTCCCTTAGATGGGTCGAACCCTACTATCTGCAAGTTTGTTTGCTTGCCTACCGATGCTGTGCCCTTCATTCCATCCCACTGCACCATAAGCTCTCCACTGCCCCATACGTGCCCAACAACAGTTCCAACACGTACTCCACAATCTGTTGCTACCACTCGCGTCCCACAGCGCATAGCGTTTCCTCCTCAGTTAATATACACGGTATAGACCGCCAAACCTTTCCGCTATAACTACATCACCAAATTCCGAATCCTGCGGCGCATCTATGTTGTTCACAAAAGCGAACGCATAATAGCCTTCGTTCTCGCACTTATCCAGCGCGTCGGCACACTCAGATGTCGCCAGCAGATACGTATCCATGTTTAACTCGCTGCCATCACACATTTTGTATTTGCCGTGTATGACGTGCCAAATAACCGCATCGCTATGCAGTTTATTTTCAATTTCAGAAATGGTCTGCCGCATCTGTGGGGTTAGACTATATATAAACCCGTTGATAGAGAAAAACACAATATCGTCTGTCTCAAACGCTTTGATAGCATCATCAAATATCCCTAAATCCTTCATGTAGCCAATCGCCTTTTCTTTGTTCGTCATCAAACTACTCCTCCCCTAATTCATCTCTGATGGCTTGTGCAAATGCCCAGTCATAGTCCTTTGCCGACAGGTTGCATATCTCTTTGATTTCTTCAGCCTCAATACCTATGTAGCAAAGCGTTATGGCCTCGTTGCTATGCCCCAATTCCTTACAGAGCATAGACAGCGCCCTATATCCACGTTCCTGACTCAGGTGTTGTGCCTGCGTGTAGAAGCGATAGGCGTATGTCTTGCGCATAGTGTGGCTGCCGTACAACAGCGGATTCCGCCCCAGCCGTTCTGCCGCCGGAACGATTATGTTGTCGTTGAGCGTTTTGCGGGTCAGGCATCCTCCCTTCTGTGAGCCGAACAGGAAATCCTCGCTTGCCAGATGCATGTCATCCGTGTACTGGGCGACCATCGCCGCCACCTCGTCGCTTATCTTCAGTTCCCTGCCCTTGCCGGTTTTCTGCTCGATGACATACACCGTATCCTTGGGACTGCTGTCCTTGCCAATGAACTGCCCGGCCTTGAGCTGTACCAAATCCCCGCCGCGCAAGCCAACGTTACACCCAAGCCGGAACAGAACCAGATTCCTGTACGCGAGACGCCTGCGCTTGGTGTCCTGCAAAGAGTGTTCCATGGCGGTTATCTCGGCCATTGTTTTGAGCGGAACCTTTGTGTGCTTAGTCAGCGGCGCGTACTGTTGCTTGGTGCTGCGCAACTGCGGCCTTAACGCTTTGCCGCAATGTGAGCAGAAATTCGCCGTGCCTTCGTTTTCCTCTCCACACTTGGTGCAGATGAGTATGTACGGCGTTTCCACCACTCGCGGCTTGAATTGTAATAAGTTACTTGGCATCCTTTAACACCCCTTGCCGTTTTAATGAGTGGTCTACCTCAGTCCAAAAGTCGAATCCCGAATCCAAAGTAGATTCATATGCTTTACCGACATCCTCGTCTATTTGCTCCATTATGCCGTACAGTTGGTCTTCCTCATCTATCTCCATGCGGCCAGTACCTTCAAGAAAACCAAGATAATTTGCCACGCTTATGAGCGAGTGAGTATCCATATGGTATTTCATTTATGCCCTCCATGCTACCGCTAATTCTCTTGCTTGTTCTCGCTTGTTTGCCGCCAGCAGCGACACCATTATGCTCATCATCTGCTCAGGCGTTAGTTCATACAACTCTTGCTTGTCCTCCACTTTCCTGCGAATATACTCATCGGAACTGTAATCATATTCCCGTGGCGCGGCGTTGCGCATCATAAAGAAGCTTTCGCGCAGGGTGTTCTCGTCATATATATTGCCCGTGGCAGAACTGACGTACAGTTTCATCTTGTCCTCCTTAATCGCCTATGGCATAAAACCCATCAATGTGCTTCCTACCATCCCATACACCATCTATTTCCCGAACAGCTTCATCCAAGTACCTATCGATAAGCGTGTCTACATCATATATGTCATGAGAATCATCCTCACTTTGAATCCATGCTTCGTATTCTTCCTGAACCCTACGCATGGCCGTTCTGAACGCCTCAACGGTCTTATCTTCGCTAACGCTATCTGGTGTTGCTATCCGGACAATATCGTCTTTCTTTATACTACAGTTACAGTAGTGTATCTCAAATATATATTCCTTCATGTCTCCTCCAATGTGCCATTCTTGCTTGTGCAGTTCTGTATGTACTGCTCAAAGGTGTAATCATATTCTTCCGGCTGCTCCCGCTTGAGCTGTTCAAACTCCTGCCGCAGTTCCTTTTCGGTCACAAACCGCATCGCCTCTGTATCAATGAAAATATTCATCTGCCATCTCCTTGAACCCCGCCATAACAAAGTCATCGTATGTCAGCCCGAATCCATTTTCATCCGTCAGCGTGTCCATGATATCGCTGTCATTCCAGAGCCAGTCTCTGCCTACGCTTATGGCGGAATCTATGAGCAGTTTTAAGGCGGATATGTATTCGTTGTCGGTCATTTACTGTTCCTCCATCCATTTCTCAGCGATTTTAACTGCCTCATCGTAGGAATCGGCTTCGCCTATCAAGTTACTGCCATTAAGTATATAACACATCAAATAGCACTGTGCCATGGTGCGATAATTAGACGCAGCCCTTAACTCGCTCATTGTGTAGCCATATATGGTAACAGCGAACTCTATGTCACTATAACAGACACGGCGGAGCACTACCGCCTTGTGGTATATATAGTATTTAGATGGATTGTTGATGGAAAGAACTTGAATCATTTCATATTCTATTTTATCCCAGTCATTGCAGCGCATCCATTGGCACTCATCAGTTTTCATCCAGCCTATATCCATTTGTTCGCCGTCCTCCGCTGCCATTTCCTCCCACCTATCGAGATTCTCAATCGGTATCTGCTCTGTTACTTCATCCTGCAAAGCATCGCTGTACACATCCAGCATCACCCGGCCACTGTCTTCGTACACTTCGAGCTTTGCCACCGCCATACTGTTGCCGAACTCCGGCCTATCAACTTCCAACCAGATACCGGGATAGTTCGGGTCATCGCAAAGCTTCGCAATTAGCGTGCCCTGACTCGTTTCTATTTTGATTTTTGTATCATTGCTTATGACCTTTACCATTACTTTTTCCTCCTCAGTTAGATAACAGCGTCAGTTTTGATTTCGTCGCATGTGATTATGATATCTCTCGTGCCATTATCATCCCATATTTCCATCCAATCATATGGTTCACCACTGGCATCTCTCAAGTCATCGCTTCGCAGTAAGTCCCGGCAAAACAATGCCTCTGCCTGTATCTCCTGAAGCGTACCGGATTGCCATTTATCATATCTGTCTTGATCTTTGTTGTATGCCATTAAGTGAAACATTGCTTTCTTTCTCCTCAGTTCGATAAGAACGTCAATATCACGATAACGATAATCCATGCTATCAGTCGTTTGGGATAGAATTCAAAATACATAGTTATACCTCCTCAGATGCCACCAGAGCCCCCAATAGCCCCTCTGTGACGTTTTTATTATTTTGTAGATAGATTTTGGTTGTGTAAGATATAGAATTGCTCATAAACGAGATTAGGTGTCAAATACAGAAACCCAGCGCCACGCCATACGAGTCCAAGGCATAGCTATAGCTCGCGAATCCAGAAGTGTCGACCACACAAAAGAAGCGGGAGTCACCGAAATACGCGGAACGCAACCAAGCCGAACAAGCGGAGCCCTTCTTGCCAAAAGTAATTCTATCCCTGCGCGTTGCGAACGCCTCATACCGCTTACCATCTTCAGCAGGCGAATAAATAGCACTGCCAAACATTTCGCTTTCAGAAAACACCCATAGTTTGCGACACATAACTTTAATACTACCATTATGCATTACATATTCTTTCGACACTGTACGCACATAAGGCAATATTGACTCAGGAATCCAACTCTGGGGCGATTTTATAAGAAATTTATCCAATTCAGAGGCAGCAAATCCATCAGGACAAGAACCGGGATCTATGCGACTCTTTTTTATATGATCCACCTGCCTCAGCGTAATAGTGTTATACTTTCCGGTTAAAGCGTCTATATCGTGACCTATGCCCACAATCTCAAATGTAATACCATCCACTACAATGGTATCATGTACATTATAGTAAGCTTCTGCTTCTCCCGCTTTAGAAATGCGGGACATCTTTGCTATTTCACTTTCAACAGGCGTTATGCCAAGTTGCCGCATCTGCTCGTCAGTCAATTTCGTTTTCTTACCATTGATACAAAGATAATTTTCAAACATAGTTCGGTTCCTTTCTAATTTAGTATTCGCCCGGCCAAAGCTCGCGTATTGCACCAGTCAGGCGCTTAGTTGCTTTTGCCGCGTCCCGCAGCCCCTTCATTGTAATACCATAAGTGTTTGTCATAGTTCAGACCTCCTCTATTGTTATCTTGAATCTGTGAACTGAACCCCCTCCAATATCAACATACACCACATTATCATCCGTACTACTTGGGTAGGCATAGAATTTCTCGCAAGTTAGCTGTTCGCCATAATACTCATGGATTCCATCCACCAACAGGCTGTCCTCGCCCAAAAAGTCTTGGTACAACCCACTTTGAATTGCGTCTTTAATGTAGTCTATCACTTTGATTCCTCCTGCGTTCTCAGTGCGCACCACGCTGGCCAGTCCAACTTCGACACTAACGCTCGTGTTCTTTCTATAAACGTTGTTATAGCCTGCAACCTTTCATCCGAATATCCACCCCAATAAAATGATGGGACCCCATTCTCATAAACATAGTTCCACACCACAAACGGAGCGGGGTCATCTTTTATACCGGATCGCATACCTATTGCAACGCCCCCATCGCCAACTTCGTGAAAAATTTTGATTTCATAGCCTTGGTTCATGTAGCCCTTATCCATCATTTATACCTCCTCAAATAAACTCTTGTAAACACGCCCTCTCTCTTTTGAGAATCCCACGTCAGCCTCCAATACTGAATACCTTCGGGTTTACGGTCTACAGTATTATTTTCGATTCTGCGTTCAGTTACACCGCTCTCTTGAAACACTATTAGCCTGTCATAGTTACAATTCTCACGCACGTCGTAATCATATCCGACCAACGAATAGTAAACATCACTTGCATAGTCCTCGCATAATCGCCCTGCAATCTGCACCATCCGTGACATGATGCTTGATATATTGTCGTTTACGCTTTTAGCTGTGTACCCTTTGTCCGTACTGTAGGGGTGTATTGTATATGCCATTTATCGCTCCTCCTTAACTAATTCTGTGCGCCACGCCGATGCACACATCGCGTATACATTGCTGATGTTCCATCTGGATACAGCTTCGTCTGGTATTGCCGCGTCTATGAATTTCAGCGGAATCCGCAAATCCTTCTCTAACTCAATTTCCAACACGCTGCCAGCGCCGCTCCACTTGTCAAACAGCCCGCACATGACGGTGCGCGGCACGGTAATGTAATCCTCGCTGGTGTTTTTCCAAGGCTCATAACGAAACTCAGGATTCTGGCTTGCAGCAATGCGTTGATTCAGTTGCAAACACTCACCCAATGTCATTGACACCAGAAATACCAACTGTTGCATGTCGCTGGCACGATTCGCAAGTTCTTGCTCAACCGATTTCAAATAGGCACTGCCGCCAAAATCTGTGCCCTTCCGCGCCTTATTAAGCTGCTCCTTGGTATACCCCATCTGTTCGGTTAACCACATTAGGGCCGCTTTATCATTAATTTCATCATCTTCCGGGTACACACAATTTAGAACATAATCGTAATTGCCATCGCCCGTATCTATGAGAATGTCGACATTCACTTTCTGGTCGAGATAATGGCGATAATCTGGCTGCCAATGTACGTGCTCATCAATATAAGCAGTGATTTCATCTTCAACTTCATCCCACTCGGCAACGTCCTCATCCCATGCCAATTTCACGTTAGACATAGTATCGGCTTTCATGTCTTCTATGTTCCAGAACCACCCATCATCAATAGCCTCATAAAATGCGGTGTCCGGGTCATCGCTTTGAAAGATTTCCTTTATATCCGACGATGATATTTCGTCACGATAGTTGGCAGGATAAGTGCAATAATAGTCGTCACCTTCCTTACTGTCTAAAACCCACCGCAATTCATCATCTAAAATGCGCTGTAACTCAGCTTGCACCCTTACTTCCATTTCCGCCCCTCCTTACTTCACAACATGTTCCAGTGTTTCCACATCGAAATGATGATACGCACGGCGCGGCCCCATTGGGTGTTTCTTTTGCAAGCTGCTGAGAATATAACAAGTGTGTTCTTCGCCCATACTATCCGTCGCTTTCACAGTTCCTTTTAGCAACCGCATTGAGCTTACCGTTTCCCCAAAGAATTTGAGTGTATCTCTGTCAAAAAAGTGCCCGTTAGGATGCATACGCTGATACTCGCTAATAAGACCGTATACACTATATACTTTCACTGCCATTTATTATTCCTCCTTGCTTTTCTGTTATTCACATCTTTCCTCCCATCAATACACAAAGTCCGTCTCGACATAATCCCAGCCGGTGCCCCAGTGCGTCACACCCAGCACGCACAGATCAAGCATCTCGCAGTAGAAGATGATTTCGTCCGTGTGTTCCTTCAGCCGTTCTGCCGTGGTGCGGTCAATCAGATAATACTGGTAGATTTCTATTGGTTCCTCACTCTCCCAATCGTCATCCGCGTCCACCTCGTTGTCGTCGGCATCGTAGTAGCGGCACAACTCACCGTTCTCAATGTTGTCATACAGGTTCCCATCCACACTCGCAATATCGTTGCAGAGCAACATCTGACTGTCTGGATAGAATATCTGGCTGTACTCGCAGCGCACAGTCTTGCCCCTACAAGTCGTGTACGGATCTGCCACCTTTTCAAATTTATATCTATCTTTGAGCCACTCGTTGTGTTCCAGTGCCAAGCCGGTATAGAAATCGTCGTTTTCATTGCGGTATATCTCATCCACATAGAATGATCTGTTAGCCATATTATATCACCTCACCTGTATATCTTAACAATTTCCCAATCTGTTAGTGCCGCTGTGGTATCGAGCTCCCTTATGGGCAACCTCTTAATTACGGCCTTATCGAAGTCGCATTCATAAATATAACGATAAATCTTGGTATCAATTATCCTCTCTTTTTGTATTCGTGTTTCAAATTCCTTGGTCATTGTTACCTTTCCAGCTCTGCCATGCAATCCTCGCACAGCATACCTATTTCCGTGTGTTCCAGCTTATCCTTGCACTTTATCTCGCCACACCAATAGCAGCGATCGTATTCATCTTCGTAGTCCAGCAGTTCTTCAAAGCTGATATCCATGCAATACGGCATCAGCTCGGCCAGCTTTGAATCGTACTTGGCTCCGCCCTCCAACTCTGCCCGCTCGCTGGGATAGAGCATGTCATCCTCCCAGTTGTAGCCATACACATTTCCCTTTTTATCCACGTAAAACTCGCCGTAGTCGCTGTATTTGTTGCCGTCAAGGGTTACTGTGCCACCAAGGTCAAAAATGTCGCACACGCTCTTGGTCGGAGTCCAGTATTTCGGTGTCTTGTAGGACGTATTGCTGAACATCAATCCGGTTTGCTCGTCCGTCACGAAGTCCCCCACGGTGCTGATGTTACCTTCCATGTCGAGGAATGCCAGCCGTGAGCCGCCTATTTCGTTTTCTATCAGCTTGCGGAAATACTTGTCCTGTGGGAAGTGTTTGTTGATACATTTCATGGTGCTGAGCTGGGTCAGTATGTATTCCATCGTGTCGCTTATGCCGCTCCTCGGCTGCACGCTCAGTATGCCGTTGTGCGCCACACCCAGACTGGTTTTGCACATGAGTTTCCGCAGCATACTCAGATTGTCCGTCACAGGGAACGGATGTGTGTTCTCAGGCGATGTGCCACCGTGTGTGGTTATGCGGAAGTGGAATACCATAGGCGTCTGCACAGTGTCTATTTTGCCCTCTACGCGCTTATATGCCTTATAGAAGTCTTTATATTCCATGAAACCTTTCTCGATGCACACGCCGCCGTTGGCCGTGTACATGAAGCCTGCGCCGTCCGGATTATGGTTCCACATATTCTCGAACATTTCCTCGCTGGGTGTTGCTATGCCGGCCTTCTTTACTACTATGATGCACATGATTATGCTGCCTCCTGTTGTCTATGGAATGTTGTTCTCTTGGTCAAATAGTCAATAAGGTCTGGGTAATCCACGTCGCGGAATATATCTTCCCATGTGGTTTTATTTATGTCGTTGATGTTTAGTTTCTTAGCGAATCGGCAAAGGGTATCTACGAATTGAAGTGTTGCATTGAATGTGCTTGCTTTTAGCGTTCCTCGGAACAGTCTGAACTCTATCGTGTTGGCGTTTCTTAGGTTGACGGCGTAATATCGGCCTTTGTTGCGTAGATCACGCGCTTTGTTGGCAAGTGTGGCATCGTTGTCATCATCCTCCAGCGCGATTTCGTTCTTGCTTGCCCAATGGTTTAGCTGTTCTTCCGTGCGGCGGCTGAACGGTATCATGTGTGATTCCCAGAACCGATTGACCAGCAGCACAGCCTTGGCGATATTCAAGTCGATTTCAGTTTGGGTATTGCCGAAGAAATCTCTGTTGACGTGTACATGCAGACCGCACGTTCCGGCATCGTGTGATGTGAACCCGTACTCACAGCATTTCTTCCGTATCCATTCCCAGTTAAGTTCGTCCATGTGGTAGGCAAGTGTGCAGGGATGGGACACAATTTCCACGCCATCCTCGAGGCTGCCGTCATGCTTGCAGTAGATTTCCGGCACATTAACCTGCAATTCCTCGGCCAATTTTTCCGGGTCTTTGCCTTTGTCCACTTCCAACTCCACGCCCATATACAGCGGTGTGCCGTGAGCGAAGTCCTCCCGCTTCCCATAAAAGTCTGGGTCTGGCTTGTACGAATAGTCGTGAATAGTTGCGGATTCCATTTCCTCCGCGCAGTCTTCGCAGTAGATATAGCCGTCGATTATGTGAACATCATCATCATGCACCAAGCATCCGCAGTTGTCGCAAGTATTCCACCCTGTGTTATAGCACCAGTCACACACCCATATTCCGTTATCATCGCAGCGCATATCAAAATCACGGCACCAGTCACCGCAATCCTCGCACTGATGATAGGAGCCATGCTCGCGGCAGTATTCGCACACCATGCCTTGGTTCGACACTTCCACGCAGTTAGGTTCCCAGTCACCGCAGTCCGTACACTTGTGATAACCCATTTCTTCGGCGCATTCCTTGCTACAAAAGCAGCGGTCATCGGTCGTCTCTATCCAGTCATCTGTCCATTCCCCGCAGTGCTCGCACTGCACATAGTCCTTCTCCTCAGCGCATTCCTCATTGCAAAATGTTTTGCCATCCTGCGCCGTTATCATTGCTTCTTCGTCTTCGATTACCGCACCGCAGTTCGCACAAATATACTTTTCCATATTCACTTCCCCTTTCTTTTGTTACATAGCTGAGATGAGCACGAATATTATATACCATGTGACGATTAAAAAGACGATTCCTGCCGTTTGCACCGCATACCACGCCACGCTGTACGGGCGGAGCTTATAGTGTTTCATATTTTATTATATCCTTATAAAAAAAGACGCCATTAAGCGTCCAAGAATTCTAAGTTATCTACACGAGCCTCTAACTCGTCCAATGTGATTTCCCCTGCCACATATTCGTCCAGCGCATCTTGAAATGGTTTATTTACGCCGTCCGTTGCCGTTAGCAGAATGGCCAAGGCTTTATCAACGCTTTGCTGGCGTTTCAGTTTGGCCTGAAATTCCTCCAGCGTTAAGTCGGGTTCTTCCATGGTTTCGCTCAATTCCTCCCAGTCATCGGGGTTTCCCTGCCGCCGCAGATACGCATGTCCGCCGTCCACGCCAACCGCGCCGCACTTACACATTTTGAAGTCGTGGGTGTATTCACTTTCGATTACGTCCCCGCACTTCTTGCATTTAATCTTATTGGTTATGATTTGCTGCATGGTTTTCCTCCTACGCCACGGCACAGCCCCGTAAGGCCGCGAACAGCTCATCCAGTTGCCGCCACAGTCTTTCCCAGTCGGCCATGGCAAGCGGGTTGCGTGTTCCGCCCGGCACGTCCGCCCAGTCTTGCGCAAACGTTTCGATTTCCTTGCGCGTATCTGCCACGCGCTGCATGATTTCCCATTTAGACATTGTTATTTCCTCCTAATTTGCGAATCTTGCGCCAAAGAACCAATATGTTTCCTTGGGTTTTATGTTTACGATATCGCACACCGCTTCCGACACGCGATATTTCAGCACCAACTTTTCCCATTCCCTGACGGTATACAATTCGTTGCCGATAAGTATGCCGTCAAAGGTTCTTTTTGCCCGGTTCAGCAAGCGGGCATTGTCATACTCCGGCTTGATACGATAGTATTTCATATGCGTTTCCCCTTTTTGTGAGCATAAAAATAAGGCCACGCCGTTGCGTGACCCGTAATTGAGTTCTGTGTTTATTTCCTTTTTGTCATTACGTTGTTGAATGAAAAAGTGATGATTAAGTTTCCATCTGTTTTCGGCATAACATCAAAATTATCTGCAAGATGAGCTGCGGACAAAAACATTTCCATTTGATCGGTTTCCGCTCCGAAGTTGCTGCAAATAATGTCAATGCATCCACATTGCTTGTCGAATTCATTTATGCGAAGTGCTGTTTTCGCATTAGAATCGCAATCCAAAGCCAATTCCTTGAGCAATTCGTAGGCTTCTTGCATTTCCTTATATCGTTGCTTATTAAGCGCGTACAAGGCTTTTGCATCTGCCGCTTGTTGCATATTGTATGCCTTAGCAAAAAGCGCCCAGAAGCGTTCTTCCTCGCTCATAGGTGTGATATCTATGATTTCCTTCATGTGCATCTCCTTCTTACGTTTACTCACAGCTTACCATACCGCGCCCGATAAGGCAAGGCTTTCCCAAATCATACAAGCAAACCCCGCACACCATTGCGCGGGGCTTAATCTATGATTTATGACGGGGTATGACATTCCGTGAACACTAACCCCGATAGCCCACTACCACATAAACTATCGGTTAAAAAGCGAAAGGCCATACCCTTGCGCTAATCATATCACGCTTAGGAATAAAACGCAAGATTACTTATTGCGCTCGTACAGTGATTCATAGGACGTTCCGGTTATGACGCGGTTGATAACCTGCACAACCAGTTTGATTATGGTATTTCCTTTAGGCATAGCCACAGTCTTATGATTGTTTCCTATTAGGAACGCTGTAAATACAAGGCTTTTCGGAGCCTACGAACTACAAAAAATAATATTTGATCTATCACATTACACAAAAAGCCGTCCGGCGTTCAAATCGGGCGGCTTTTTTGCGTGGATAGACCGGAAGGAGGCAAAAAATAATTACAGAAATTTAACCTGCAAAATTGTGCAACTTTCACGAGAAGGAGGATAGTGAATGGCAGATGAAAAATTGAACACAGGCCCCGGTGAGGAGAAGCTCCCGGAGGCTCCCGCTCCTGTTACGGCTGACGGGCTCCAGGCTCCGGCTCCCGAACAGGCCGCCGCTCCCACACCCCAGCAGGAGGGGCCTGCCCAGCCCGAGCCCGGTGATGTGGTGGTGTCCTTTGACAAAATCAATGAGCTGATGAATGAAAAGCGGCAGACAGCCCGGGCCGAGGTAGAAAAAGAGGAGGCGGCAAAAGAGCCGGAGGAGAAAACGCAGGAGGAACCTCCCGCCGCTGGGGATGATAAACCGAAAAAGGCCCGTCGGGGCCGTCCCCCAAAAGAGGAAAAAGCGGAGCCTGCTGGCAAGGAGGCGGCGAAGCCCCGCAAGGGCCGCCCACCCAAGGCGGATAAGGCGGCCCCCGGCGAGGCCACGCCGACTAAGCGAGACAAATTGTCCCGAAGTGGGAAAAAGGCTGCGGAGGTTAAAGCTGCCCCCGAACCCGAAAAGGCCCCACCCGAAAATGCGGCTCCGGCCCCGGAACAGGCTCCGCCTGAGCCAGCC